ATGGTCGCTGCGTTCTCATCGGACCGCGACTCCCGAAGCTAACCGTTTCAACGTATGATCGTTCCTGCTATTGGAACAAGATTGCTGCCCTTAGTGTTAGGGCTTTACGAGACCGACTGGGATGTGGAACAACACCCCCTGAACGTGAACGGCAATTCGCCGCGATGCAGCTGGAGCATGCGGAGGATGATCTTTCTGAGCTCCTCCGTCTTGGCTTCAAGGAGATGTACATTTTCCTTAGGGCTGCATCAACGCACCGCCTCCGCGCACGTCCAGTTTTACCCATCCCTGTTTGCCCTCCATTTGCTATGATCTTTTCGCAAAAAGTGCATGTTGCGAGAGAGCTGGCAGTGCGGCTAAACAAGTTGGTCCGTCATGGGACTGGCACTATGAATGAGGATTCATCATTCCCTGTGGATGCTGACCTCCCTACTCGATATCGTTCGAGTACATACGCAGAAGTCAGGTCATCTGACTTGCTCATTGACCCTTTCTCTTCCCTGGTGGGAGTGGACTTCAGACGTCCGGTTGTCTTGGATGCCATACAGATCAAGGCTCTTGAAGAATATGCCGTGTGGATGCTCCACAGGGATGACTTCAAGGTAAGGTACAAGCTGATTGTCAAGGATGAAACCACTGTGAAGCACGATGCTCCTCTTTTTGACCAGAAGGTCAAGCCGAGGGCTGTGCTCTCAGCGGCTGACCCCATGATGCAGCTGGCTCTTGGTTGTGTGGTGACGACGCTGGAGGCTGCTTTGTCTACGTATTCTCACTGGGATGCTCCTTATCTTCATGATGATGTAGGCGTTCCTATCCCGGCCTTGGATGGTTCTGCCCACTATGATGAAGATTGGAGACCGCTTTGTATAGTGATGGCCCCATGGACGAACGCTGTTCAGATTGGCACGATGGTAGCTAATCTCAAGGAACAGGGTTTTGACACGGCACTAAACATTGATGGTGAGAAATGGGATTCCAATCAGGTCGGTGTTGTTGCGAGTCGTTTTAGAGAGTTTTGTCGGGACTGTTTTGATAGCCGTGTCCCCAATTCTTTCTGGCACGCATTGGACTCCTTTTCGAAGGGGATCAAGATAGAAACAACAATCGGAGTTGAATTGGAAGTTCCACCTATGCTCCCTTCAGGGGGTAGACATACAACAGCTCAGAATACGGCATCCTGGGCTGCTCGTATTAATGGGTGGTATCGCAGAGAGTTGTACCGGTCTAATTCGATCGCGGAAGCGGAGGCGTCTCTCCTTCCCAAATCGAATGCAAGCTGGCACAGGCGTATGGTTCGTAGTGTCGTCACTAGTACAGTCTGGTTCATTGGTGGCGACGATCTGACAGTGCTCGTGAGAGGGAAGGAAATGGCCGATTTTCTTGAACTCTCATTTCTTTCAGCAATGAGGAATGCGAATACGCCGCTTACGGTTCGCAGAGTACCAGCTGACGGTTTTTGTTTCTACTCTTCATTGGTCGTCCCGTGCGACGATGGCGCTAGTAAAGCGTGGCGCCTTTCTCCTCTGATTTTCAAAACTTTAGTCAAATTATTCTTTATCTCTGATCTCCCTACAGTGGGGGTGACCGAGCCTTGGATGAAGGCAGTTCTTGCGTCGAAAGTGCGCAGCTTACTAATTGCTTCGAAGCACGTGCCAATCATTGGTCCTTTTCTAACAAAATTGGACCAGTTTTTGTCGCCTGACGTGTCTCCGACTATGTTCGCTGTCGCACAAGCTCGCTTAGCCGCAGAATATGTGCCAATCGTGAAGCTTGGTGTGCCCGCAGAGATGG